GACGAACAACGTAAAAAAAAATAACGTTTGACAGAGATTCGCTATTCCTCTGTTACGAGATGAAGTGGACGTACTTCGACTACTTCTCCCAACCCACCTTCTTCATTAACGAGCTGAAAGACTTCTTCAAGAAGAAGTTTGAAGCAGAACGAAAAGCCAGTGGCCGACGCGCAACTTAAAGCAGTCATAACAGCCGAAGATAAAGCCAGCAAAGTCATTGCCGGTGTTTCAGGCTCTTTAGATAAAGTCCAAAGCAAACTCCAATCAATGCAGCCCGCGTTTAAGGCTATGGCGGCAGTTGGAACTGTAGCACTTGGAGCTATCGGTGCAGTCGCATTCAAAGCAGTCAAGGACTATCAAGAGGTTGAAGTTGCCAACAAGATGTTGGAACACGCTGTCATTGACGTAACCCACGCCACGCGCGAGCAATTAAAAGCTACTTCTGATTTGGCTGATGCTTTGGAACGAAAAGGTGTTCTCGATGGCGATAACATCAAAGTTGGTCTTGCACAGTTGTCCACCTTCGGATTGTCGAATGACGCAGTAAGAAAGTTAGGCGGTTCACTTGCCGATTTAGCTGTCAACCAATTTGGTGTCAGCGCGTCAGGCGAACAGTTAGCAGACTCAGCGAACATGATTGCCAAAGCGCTCAATGGGCAGTTTGGCATACTTGAAAAATCGGGTATCAGGTTTACCGACGCTCAGAAGCACATGATTGAGTTCGGCACGGAGATGGAGAAGGTCACCGCGCTTAATCAAGGCTTCCAGCAGAATCTTAAATTCACTAATGATGTTGCTCTGACCACTTTTGCTGGTAGATTGGCCCACGCCAAAGTCCAACTTCAAAACGTATCAGAGAATATTGGTAAGGCTCTCTTACCAGCACTCGATAATTTGCTTGGCAAAATCAACCCAGTTATTGAAAAAGTTGTCGCCTGGACTGACGCACATCCACAATTGGTTATTCAAATCTTAGCCGTTTCCACCGCTCTTGCAGGACTCGTGGCTGGTCTCGGTTTCTTAGGGCTTGCCCTACCCGCTATCGCAAGAGGCGTGTTTGCATTAGGGCTTGCTACTGAAGAAATGGCAATCACGCCACTCGGCTTATGGCTTACTGCGATTTCTCTCGTAGTCATTGCGCTAGGTTTGCTATGGACAAGATCAGAAACATTTAGAAGCGCAGTTCAGGAACTCGGCGACAAAGTAGGCGGGTTCTTAAAGCCTATCTTTGAGGACATGTCTAACTGGCTAAAAGATGCCGGTCAGCACTGGGATGAAATCATTGACAAGCTGAAAAGATTCAAAGACCAGATCCTTGAAAATCAAATTGTTGTTGGAATGATACAACTCGTAAAAGGTGCATTCCATGAACTATGGGATAAAGTCCTAAACGAACTCTGGCCCGCATTGCAAGAGCTCTGGGCAACTATCAAAGAAAAACTCTGGCCGTCTCTAAAAGAGCTTTGGGATGCTATCCAACCGCTTATGCCTTTATTTGAGATGTGGTTAAAAGTAATGGGTATACTCATAGGCGCTGGAATACTTATCTTAATTCAAGTCCTCACGACTTTAGTTGGGTGGATTACCAAAGTATTAACATTCATTACTCAACTTGTAGACTTCATTGTCAAAGTAGCTGCCGGAGCTATCAAAAATATTACAATTGATATTGAAGCCCTAACAGCAGCCTTCAAGGGTTTGGTTGAATGGATTTCAAAAGTCATAGAGAAGTGGAACGCTTGGAAGAAGAGCGGCGCCAGTCTTAATCCGGCTTCACCAAGCTTTGCCTTGCCCTTCGTCGGCGGTCGCGCTTCAGGCGGCTTGGTCTCACCCAACCGTCCTTTTATGGTTGGTGAGAACGGTCCTGAACTCTTCACTCCACACAGCTACGGCGATATTTCAAACAGAGGAGACGCAGGAAATGTGACTATAAATGTCTATGGCGATGTTTCCGGCCAAGAGTTAATCGACAAGGTAAAGCGCGGCATTATGCAAGAGCTTAAGTTCAACGTCCAGGTATGAACATAACCCTCAAAATCAACGGCACCGATAGAACAAGTAAGGTCATTTGGAATACGTTACAAAAGAGCGATGTTCTTAACGAAAAGGTAGACACCCTTAAGTTCGCCATAAACAAACACGCCGGCTCTACTTATGCCCCAGCAGTCGGAGATACCGTAGAACTCTTAGATACCGCGGTCACAGTCTACAAAGGATTAATCCTCAGTGTCACAAAGATAACCGACGGACACGCCATCGTCAGGTATGAGGTGGACTGTGTAGACAACGCCTTTTACTTGAATCGAGTTTTGGTTGCCGAGACCTACACCAGCACAACAATGAACGACGTTATTGACGACATCGTTACCAACTACGCCCCCACATTCACCATCGCTAATGTGGATGCCGACATCCCGATTGAGACAATTACCTTTAATAGAGTCAGTGTTACTGAAGCCCTCCAGAAATTAGCCAGGCTCTCCAACTATTCTTGGTACGTTGACTACACCAACGATATTCATTTCTTCGCCAAGAACACAGAACCCGCCCCTTTCAGTATCTCTGACACTTCCAATAACTACATCTACGATTCGCTGGAGGTATCGGAAGACATCTCCCAGCTCCGCAACCGTGTTTTCATACAAGGAGGAGAAGCCGAAGGCGACCCTAGGACCGAAGTTTTCAGCGGAGATGGAACAAAGAAGTTTTTCAAACTGTCTAATAAGTTTTCTCAGCTACCAACCGTCACGGTCGGAGGTGTCGGCAAAACCGTAGGAGTAGATTTTCTTGATGATGAAGCAGACTTTGACGTGCTCTGGAATTTCAATGAGACCTATCTGAAATTCACCACCGCACCCGCTTCAGGAACCAACAACATCGAAGTAACCGGAATCCCCCTCTATTTCATTCTTGTGCAAGTCGAAGACGGCCCCTCGATTATACAGTACGGAGTTTCAGAATTCGCCCGCACCGACACCACGATTAAGAGCAAGGAAGAAGCCAAAGATTTTGCTATCGCCGAATTGGAGGCTTATGCGAATAAAATCTCGGAAGGTTCATTTACCACTTACACGTCAGGACTCAGAAGTGGACAAGTCATTACGGTCAACTCAACCCAGCGCGGAGTAAATGAGGATTTCCTGATCCAGCGGGTTTCGTTTTCAATGGTCAGCAAGAATATGGGAATGTACCGAGTAGAACTCGCTACCTTAAAAACAATCACCTTAATTGATTTTCTCATTAGCCAGCTCCGTCAGAATGGCACAGAGATAAAAGATACCGAGAATATCCTCCTACAGAAATTCCTTCAGTTTAAAGAAACAATGTCAATCGCTGAAGTTTTCACACCTCAATCATTAAATTACGCCGTCTCATTTCGTCTCGGCCCGCAAGCCATTTCGGGAACTCTGCGGCCGTTCGTACTTGACGGCTCCCCTCTTTCTTAAGCCCGCTCTCATGAAACAAATCCGCAAGAAGATTAAGAAGCAGAATGTCTCACTTAAAGGCCATTATAAATTTACCCTGAGAGACATTCACACTGGCCAAATCCAGGTCTTTGAATACGACAATATTGTCACGGCCGCAGCATGGGCAATGGTTGCCAATAACTTTGCCGACGCTACGCCTGACAATACGATGTTGCTTAACAAGGCGGTATTGGGTACCGGCACAAACACACCGGCGACCACTGACACGCAGCTTCAGACCGAAACCTACCGTAACGATTTAGCTTCTAAGTCAAATGTCGCAAACGTCGCTTATGCCACCGCTTACTTCAACCCCACTGAAACAACAGGAACATATCGAGAGGCTGGGATTGTCGTTGATGGGACCGCAAGTGCAAACACCGGTGTCTTAGTCTCACGAGTAGCAATCAACATAACTAAATCGAGCAGCCAGACTTTGACCCTCGACTGGTCGCTGACAATTAATTAGTAAACTATGGCCCTCAAAATTTGGACAACAGGTGAAACTTTAACTGCGGCAGATTTGAACGGCAATTTCTTTTGGAATGTCGTCAAGAAGACTTCCGACCAAACCAAGACTTCAGATACCGCGCTCGCCGCAGATTCCGCATTGCAGTTCAGCGTAGCAGCAAATACCGTCTACGCTTTTAAGATAATCGTCCTCTATAACACTCAGGCTACTCCCGATTTTAAGTGGGACTTGGACGGACCAGCCTCTCCTACGAATGTAGATTACATCAAGACCTATCACGACCATAGTGGTACTGGAGTCGCATCGAGCGGCACCACAGCTTTTAACTCGACCATCACCTTAACGGCAGCAGTAGCAGGAAACGGCTTCATTGTAATCGAGGGCATCTTACAAAACGGTTCCAATGCGGGGACAGTTTCATTCCGCTGGGCGCAAAACACTTCGGATGCCGGAGCAACAAAAGTCCTCAAGGGTTCCTATCTTCAATACATGATTATCTAAAATG